AAGTATATGATTTAAGAAAAAATAAAAATCGTTATGACGATATTGTTTTTACAATTGACAAATCAAATAATTAAACTTATTTATTATTTTATTATAGTTAATAATTACTATAATAAAAATCGGTGTTTTAAATGTCCAAAGATGTAATACTTCTATATCGGTTAAGGTACTTGTTTATTTTTAGCTATTATAAAATTGATACTGACTTAGAAATATATACCTAATTATATTAATCGTTCCTCGTAACAATACAATCCGTCCCGCTTTTCGTTTAAAATTTGCAAAACTATTACTATGGCAGATGTAGCAACACAAACAGAAGATATTTTAATAAATGGTATCCCTTTGAGTGAATTTATTAAAATAAACAGTAGTGACGTGGAAACTACAGAATTAGTTTGGGATTTTCTAAATGAAGGCGCGGATGATACAGATAGTGACCACGACGATAATGACCGCGACGATAATGGCGAGAGCGAACCAGGTAATGCAAATTCCTCTAGCGACGTGGGGTGTATTTCACTATCGGAAAAGGATACTGAAGAACTGCGAGAGTCTATATTATATTGTATTGAACAAAACGTGATAAATAATCCTCTATCGTTCAGCGATCCAGCTTTTCATATAATGTTGGAGAATTCCGTATATGAAATTGTAGAAGAGACATTTTCAGACAATTCGTTTATCCGCAACGATGTGTTTAAATTTACAGAAAAAATGGAAAATCAGGTCGAAGAAATTATAACTAATTGTTTAGAAGAATATTTTGACACAGTTGTTCCACCTAGATCTTATCCAATATCGCGTATTTTACACCCCCCGAATGTTGCCGAAATAACTAAAAAAATAGAATACTTACAATCAATACCGCAAGACGAACAAAGAACGGCGGGGTGGTATATTTTCCGAAATAATCTCATTACTGCGAGCGCTGCATGGAAAGTATTTAAATCGGAATCATGCATCAATCAACTTATCTATGAAAAATGTAAACCACTTGGTATTCGTGTCGCTTCTAATTCAGACGAGGTAGATGATATGGAAAAAGAAAAAGAACCACCAATAATAGAAAAATCATTTGTAAATACTAATTCGCCACTTCATTGGGGGCAAAAATATGAGAAATTATCGGTTATGATATATGAAGCAAGAAATTCTACAAAAGTTGGAGAGTTTGGTTGTATTAAACACCCCACATATCATTTCTTAGGGGCATCCCCCGACGGTATTAATATTGACCCAACATCGCCTCTTTATGGTCGTGCATTGGAAATTAAAAATATAGTTAATCGTGAAATAACGGGAATACCAATTGAAGACTATTGGATACAGACACAACTTCAAATGCAAGTATGTGACTGCAACGAGTGCGACTTTTTGGAGACATCTTTTAAAGAGTATGACGATGAAGCAGCATTTCTACACGACTCATCGTCCGATAATAATGCTGAATTTTATTTAACGTCGGCTAAAACGCTTAAAGGAGTTATTGCCTATTTTATAAAAGACGGAAAACCCTTTTATGAATACGCGCCGTTATATTTAACGCGCAACGAATACGATAAATGGTGCGAAGAAATTATTGACAAGAATGCGGGTATTACGTGGTTAAAAAATATATACTGGTATCTCAATCAATACAGTTGCGTCCTCGTCGTAAAAAATGACATATGGTTTGAATCCGCAATTAAAAAAATAGAAAAAGTATGGGATATTATTCTTAAAGAACGAGAAACAGGCTATGAACATAGAGCTCCTAAAAAACGAACCCCTAAGAAAAAAAACGAGGCGATCAATGACGAGGAAACCGTCGAAACGGGATGTCTTATTGCAATATCCGATTTAGAACTAAATATCTAATAACGGTATACAATCTATTATAACTAATGGTTAACAATAAATATTTAGCAATATTTATTGTTTGTTTTTCTAGTGTAGTGTATTCCTATATTTATTCGCATGTATTTGCAGCCCACCAGTTAATGCGCGTTACATTTGCGTCTATTGGTACAGCTTGACTTACTGTATATTTTTTTTGCTCAGTCTCTTCATATGGCGTTCCGCAAAATTCTGCCGGTGAACATGTTCCGACATCTGGTGTTGTCCATTGTTTTTTATTATTGGTTATTTGTTTATATGAACTCGGATAAACAGGGTACTCTTTCCATATATTAAAGTTATTGTTTTTTGTAATATCTGTATTTTGTTTCACATCATAATCCCCATATAAAAGAAGTTGCTCTTTTCCATTACTTGAAACTTCATTGGGCATAAGTTTATTATTATTGTTCATATTTGGTGCAAATGTTTCTGTATGGTACACTTTTATAGTTCCTATGAATACTAGTATTAAAAATACTACTAAAACTATTAAAATAATATCTATAAAAAATTTTAAGCCATAACCCTTTGTTGTTGCATTTTTCATTATTTAACAATATGCTTTTATATTATTTAAAAATATTTTATTATTATTGCGTCTTATTTATTATTTGATAAAATAATATTCTATAAAATGTTATTTATATTTTTATTTTTATAATATATAACACACCTACTAATATTCAATGAGTGGGAAAAAAACTTTACAACAAATGCAAGAAGAATTAGAAGCAAAACAGGAGGCTGAACGTAGAGCAACTATGGGTGTAGGGAGATTTCGTAATGGTCCTACAGCATTAAGCCGTGTCTTCGCGAATAGACCGCAAGACAGAGTAGTAGTAGATGTATTCGAAACAGGAAGAGTGCAGCAACCCCCCACTGTATTTCCGCGTCCCAAATCTGTAGTAGTTAACGCGACTAGTCGCCCCTTAACATGTGGCACAATATCCGGTCATATAGCTCGCGCACGAGCCGCTGAAGAAGAATGCAGTAAGCAGGTTAAATTTTTTAGATTATTGGAAACAAAATATGGAGCTGTAAAAGGAAATGATTATAGTTATGAAGAAGCAATGATGAGATATCATAATGATAAGGATGTAAAAATGAAAGAGAAAATGAAACAACTGGAAGCCGAACAACGACGCGAAGACAGATTTAGAGAATTAAACGATGACTGGGATAAAGCCACCGCTGTTGCCTCTCGATTCCCTACAAGGGAACAAAAAGTTGTATATGCGCACCCTCGGGGATCGCAACAAGAGCAACAGCAACAATATGAACAGCAAGCGCAACAAGAAAAAGATTTTAAAGAATACTGGCAACGTGAACAGGACCACGCCCGCGCCTATGCCCATGCCCATGCCCATTCCCAATATGAACCCCCTCGACAGAATTATGCTCGTGGAGGACCATCTCCCCCTCGACAACGTCCAGCAAGCCCTAAAAAACGTACACCTACTAGCCCGCGCTCGATACTTATTGAACAGTATCCGATTCCGCATACTAGAAGAGAGGCAATAGCTGTTATGGGGTTACCTTCTCACCCAGAACCCACGGATCGCGAAATTAAACTCGCGTTTAATGCACAAGCGCTACGTTTACATCCTGATAAAAATGCACATAATTCTGTTGAGGCTGCGGTTCGATTTGACCAGTTACATCACGCATACAAATTATTAAGAAAACAAGCCGGAGGTGGACGCGGACGTGGACACGGGAACAGAGGCAGACATAGGAGCAGATATGGAAGAGCTAGCAGAGCTAGCAGATATAGAAGAAAAACACATCACCGTCGCCACTCCATAAAAATATATAAGAAAAAATCCAAAAATAATACTACTACGAGAAAACATAAATAATATAAAGGATATAAATATAATATATGTATTAATAATACACTTATTGTATTCGTACGATTATCTTATAATTGTAAAAAAATGCATAAAAATGACACTACGTTTGAAAATCAAATGCATGTAAAGAAGCGCGACGGTTCGCTACAAGAAGTTAAATTCGACAAAATTTTAACACGAGTAAAGAAAATAGGGCAGCAATCCGGTGTTTCTATCAATTTTTCAGCACTGGTTATAAAAATTATTGACCAATTGTACGATGGCATACCAACGACAAAAATCGATGACCTTACCGCCGAACAATGCGCAACACAATCGTCGCAACATCCCGACTATGGTACTCTTGCATCTTATATTGTTATTTCTAACCATCACAAAAATACCGATCCATCTTTCGTAAATGTTATGCGGCGTCTATATGAATTTACGGATAACGACGGCATCCATACACCTCTAATCTCGCAGCATACTTGGAACATTATCGAGAAAAATGCCGATTTTTTAGATGACTTTGTATCGGTACATTCTAAAAATGATTTTTTATTTGACTATTTCGGTTTTAAAACATTGGAGCGCGCTTATCTTATGAAAATAAACGGTGTCATTCAAGAGCGTCCCCAATATATGTGGATGCGTGTATCGATTGGTATACATGGTGAAAATTTGAAAAAGGCGTGTGAAACATTTGTGCTTATGTCTGAAAAGTATTTTACACATGCTACGCCTACTCTTTTTAATGCTGGTACAAACCGCCCGCAACTTAGTTCGTGTTATTTGATTTCGATGGAAGATGATAGTTTGGACGGTATTTTCAATACATTAAAAGAATGTGCAAATATTTCGAAATGGGCAGGAGGTATTGGTCTTCACATTCATAATATTCGCGCAGCGGGTAGTTTAATTCGCGGTACAAATGGTTCGTCTACGGGTATTGTTCCCATGCTTCGCGTATTTAATAATACCGCGCGATATATTGACCAAGGTGGGCGTCGCAATGGGAGTTTCGCGATATATCTAGAACCGTGGCACGCCGATATTGTGGACTTTTTAGACCTCAAGAAAAACCAAGGCGATGAAGAAATGCGCGCACGTGACTTATTTTATGCGATTTGGATGCCAGATCTTTTTATGGAAAAGGTAAAAACAAATGAAGACTGGTGTTTATTTTGCCCCGACGAATGTCCCGGATTAGCGGATGTTTATGGTAACGAATTTAAAGAACTATATATAAAATATGAGAATGCCGGTAAATTTAAACGGAAAATAAAATCGCGCGAACTTTGGTTTAAGATTCTCGACAGTCAAATGGAAACGGGAACGCCGTATTTATGTTACAAAGATGCGGCAAACCATAAAAGCAACCAGAAAAATCTTGGTACTATCAAGTCGTCGAATCTTTGTACGGAGATTATTCAATATTCCAACGAGTGTGAAACTGCCGTTTGTAATCTTGCAAGTATCGCTTTAAATCGGTTCGTTTATTTAGACGGTTATTTAGACGAAGATACACCCAATCACACTTTTAACTATGAACATTTACACGATGTTGTACGCGTTGTTACACGGAATTTGAACCGCGTAATCGATATCAATTATTATCCGACAGAAAAAACACGAACAAGTAATTTGCTGCATCGTCCTATTGGTATTGGAGTACAGGGATTGGCTGATGTTTTTTTCGCAATGAATATACCATATTATAGTGATGAAGCTATTAAAATAAACAAACTAATTTTTGAAACAATATATCACGCCGCATTATCTGAATCGAATCTTATTTCAGCAGAACGGTCGCGATTTTTCGTTTCCTCTTTTGATTCGCAAAGCAGTTCAGACTATGAGTACGCAAGAGTAGCGCAATCTTTAGACGAAACATTTAAACTAACAGACAATGAATATAATAATTTAAAAAATACACCCGATTTATTGGGCGCTTACTCATCATTTATCGGTTCGCCCATGTCTAGTGGAATTTTTCAATTTGATATGTGGAATGTAACACCAACACCGGGTCGTTACGACTGGGACACACTTCGTTCGGAAATTATAAAGCACGGTATACGAAACTCTCTTCTTGTAGCACCAATGCCCACCGCTAGCACATCTCAAATTCTCGGTAACAATGAATGTTTTGAACCGATTACTAGTAATATATATATGAGACGAACCTTGGCTGGCGAGTTTATTATGGTGAACAAATATTTAATTAAGGAATTTATTAGTCTGGGTATATGGAATCAGAATGTAAAAAACAATATTATTGCGAATCGAGGAAGTATACAACATTTAGACCCATCTATAATGTCGGTATTAACGGACCATATCAGAAATAAGTATAAAACCGTTTGGGAAATACCTATGAAACACTTGATAGACATGGCGGCAGACCGTGGAGCATTTATTTGTCAAAGTCAGAGCTTAAATCTGTGGCTCGAAGAACCAAACTATAATACATTGACATCGATGCATTTTTATTCTTGGACGCGCGGACTTAAGACTGGTATTTATTACTTGCGAAGAAAAGCAAAACATCAAGCACAGCAGTTTACAATCGAGCCCGAAATTGCAAGTAAAGAAGGTAAAGAAAAAAACGAGGGTGATGGTGAAAATATTAGTTTCAATAAGTATAATATTGGAAGCGAAAATGGAAGCGACGAAAATGCTTGCACGATGTGTTCTTCTTAATTTTCATTTAAGAGCAAGTTTCGCGAAACAGGATACGAAAATGTCGCGAGTCGGTTGAAATATTTACACCATGTGCCAACATACAGTAACATTTCAATGTAACAACCGTATCGGCAAGCGAGTTGTGTAAATTTTGCGGAGCTGGAATTCCCGGGAATAAGTGTTCATATAGTTCCATTAATTTGGGGAATTTGAATCCCTTTGTTCCATTCGAAAACGTGTAGTCAATTTTGCAAACATCTTTGCCATTTTTCATAGTACAGTAATCGGGTGGAAAATTCATTCTCATATTATTGCGGATTCCTTCTACTAAAATAAAACGCTTGTCGAATGAAACGTTGTGCCCTACACATAAGTCTACGCGTCCAAATGCATCACGTAGTCGAATCAGGGCATCTTGTATGGGTATGCCTTTTTTGTCCATAACTTCGCGCGTAATTCCGTGTATTCCTTCAGCAACCGGATCAACGATTACCCACGAATTCAGTCTAATATATGCATCATATGTTTCTTCAAGAGCGCCACTTCCCGTATTATATATAACATAACTTACTTGCATCACGTGCGGCCACTTATCGGTATCATATATAGATGGGTTGCGATCTTTTGGCAATCCAGATGTTTCGGTGTCAAAAACAAGAACTTTCATTGGTTGTTTGCTTGATGTTTGTTCGGAGGTTGTTGAAGGGTTTGACATTTTAGAATGTTTTCTTCTTTTGTCTTCTTTTGAATTTATACGCTGTATATTATTTAACCAAATAGTTTCGTTTCAATTTAATGAAATTTATTATGAATTGAAAATAATATTATATATATAATATATAAATATAAATACACGTAACATTACGCAATGGCTAAACGAATTTCAGGTATTGGGTCAGGTGGTGGCGGTGGTATTTTAGGTTCAGGCATTTTCGGGTTTTTCGGAACTACTATACAATGCGATTCAAAAGATGAGTCAATGTATTGTAACATTATGAAATTATTTAATTTATTAATCGTCTTTTTTGTTATTGCTTACATTTTGTATATTTTATATAACATTTTTATTGCACCATCAATGACAAAAAGAAGATGAATTCTGTTATATTATATTATACTATATAAATCTACGTCATGCGTTTATGTGACACGTACACATATAATTAAGAAAACTCTTTGCATAATCCAAAGCTTTTTCTATGCCATTGGCTGATTCCGTGTAACTTTATGCCGTCCATATGTTTTTTTGTTCCATATCCTTTATTGCTTTCTAGGTCATAGTGTGTATTCAGTTCCGGATTTTCTTTACACATTTGTATGATATATTCATCCCGCGTAACTTTTGCAAGTATTGAAGCAGCTGCAATTGATGCATACGTATTGTCACCACTTTCAATACACTTGTATGGTATTTGAATATAAGATTCTTCGCATAGTTTCATCATGGGTATAAAATCGTTACCGTCTACAAGTAAATATAGTTCATTGGGTGTTTTATTCATTTTTTCCATCAATTCGTTCACAGCTTTGTGCATACAGTCTATTGTTGCTCTTCGTATATTTTTTGAATCTATCTCTGTATGCTCGGCATATGTAACACTCCATGCGATGGCGTGCGATTTTATATATTCAGCAACTTCTTTTATTTTCTTTTCCGAATGGAATTTTTTACTGTCTTTCATTTTCGAAAAATCAAATTGTTTGCCATCTTTAGGTAAAACAACTGCTCCTATATATACGCGTCCAAACATAGGACCTCTTCCAGCCTCATCTATACCGATTTCGGTAAACGGACACGACGACGCAACTTGCGTATTTCCGATTTCAAAATATGATGATTTTAAAATATGAGGCGTTGCCTTCTCTGCCTTCTCTGCCTTATGTGCGATTTTTGTTTTTTTATTTATATCTTTGTTTTCAGTTTCAAAATTAGTTATAGGTGTAACGAACGACATTGCCGTATTTATTTTTGTTCTTATTTTATAATAATATAAATATATCTTAATCAATTTTTTTCCATATATATATTATATTATATTTACATTTTATAATGAAATTAACAAAAATCCATATATTTCTTATACTATTAGTTTCGCTTGTTTTATGTTCTACTTTAGGTATGTGTTACAACCAAGGAATGGAAGGCTTTTCAAATAGAAGCGATGATAAAAGAACGTATGAAAGTTATTCGGATTATAATACACAGAAAAATGATGACAACATAAGAAGTTTAAATCATTCTGACAAAAAATCGTCTAACTACAACAACCCCTTTTATAATAGAGCAAATTGGAATTATGATACCGATAGAGACAGATACTGGAATAAAGACAGGAATAAAGACAAGAATAAAGACCATAGTGATCTTAACGCTGGAGATGAAAATGACCGCTCAAATATGAATACTAAGAAAACAAAATATTCCGATTATGGTAATGAGTATGATTTACATAATAAAATTCTTGATAGACTAAATGTATTTGATACCATATTGAAGGGAAATGTGAACGGTTCAACATATAATGTTAAAGAAACGACAGCAAAAGAGGCAGACGGAGTTCCCAAAAGTAGAATCCCACCTGGGCAAGAAAATTTATATATTCTTAAGTCAGAGATTGTCCCACCAATTTGCCCTGCGTGTCCCAGCACTTGTCCAACGAATGATTCGAAAAAATGTCAACCATGCCCCCCATGTGCAAGATGTCCCGAACCATCTTTTGAGTGCAAAAAAGTCCCCAACTATAATAGCCGAGGGTTGATGGATCAGTTGCCAATTCCTTGGGCAGACAAGTTATGATTTATTTATTTGAATTAAATCAAATCTCACGCACCTATACCATGCTCATGTTTTATATATGATGTAAAACATGAATACTTTTTATTATCATGCATCTCGAACCTTTATGCATTTATTGTCTACTGTAAACGATGGTTTTTTATCTTCTTGGGGAACAATTCGTATAATACATTTTGCCTTTTTCCCGTATAATGGTTCGGTGCACCCTTTTTCTTTTTTGTTTTTACGCGTATTATTAAATTTGAATATTTTAGGTGAATCGTTTTGAGTACATCTTGCTCGAAAGTGTTCATATCTTTCGCGTACGTCGCAGTAAGAAAGTCCCGACGTTTTGCCCAACATTTTATTAATAATCTCGTGTAAATTGTAAATATATCTCGAAAAAGAATCGCGACTTTTCATATGACATGACTTAATTGGGTGGGCTTTCAAGTTATTTTTTAAATTCATTCTGCAATATTTACACGGAAGAACGTGTACGAGGCTTTCGACAAATTCTTTATACTGTTTTTTATTTTCATCCGTAGGATTTATGGGATAATTGAAACTTATCGTATGAAGAAGATGCCAAGCCGCTGGACCCCATACACTGGTTAGCATTCCATCACCACTCATATAATCCTTACGCGAAAATGTACGCTTTTTGGGTATTGACTTTGATTTTGACTTTGATTTTGACGTTGCCATAGTGGCTATATTTTTGTTTCCTTTATATTTGTATTTTTTGGATGTTTTTTTATACGCCATTTAACTATATTTATATATATCTATTTTTATATATATATAAACATAAAATATGTCAAATAGTTCTATAGATTCATTAAAGAATTTTTCCGATTCCGTTAAAAATATTACGTATATTATTGTTTTAGGTTTGTTTCTTATTATAATTACATATGGAACAAAAATAAGTAATAATAGTTTTATCTCATTGATACTAAAAATAGGAATTGTAGGACTATATTTATACGTGTTTACGATTGTTTATAAATCGCTTCGAACAATTTTTAACACAAATGGGTTATTTATAGAACCATCAATGTCTAAAGTTAAGATGTTTTTTATATTATATTGTGCTTTTGAAATAATGGTAGTACTTCTAGTTTTTTATATTTTTTATACTATTTTTAAATAAGTCGCCCTTGCCCTTATGTACGCACCTATTCATTATTTTTAGTCGCCTTCAAAATTATATTATAATACCCTTTATCGGTAATAAATGATTGAATTTTGATATCTATTATTTTTCCATCGGAGCATCGAACAAGCATTATAAATGAAACTGTAAAATTCGCGATAATAGTTATATTTAGTTATACAGTAGTTTTAAATCATTGTAATAAATATTTAGTAGTATATTATTCGTTTATTTGCGAAACATATTTAATCTTTTTATATATATAATAATATAGAAGTAAAAATGGAAAACTCTGTTTTCAAGTTAAAAAAAGTAGTAAATGCTTTACCAACGGTTACTAGGTATATTTTAATAGCATCTTTTGCTGCTGTTTTAATAGCTTGTGCCTATTATATTTATAAAACATATATTGCTCCACAGTCCGATGCGTCAAGTCTAGAAGGCTATGCGAATGGCATGAATATAAGGAATGATCGCCCCGACAGCGAAGTTGTAACGCTATACTTTTTTGGCGTAGAGTGGTGTCCTCATTGTAAACATGCTAAACCTGAGTGGGAGTCTTTTGTTAAGGAAAATGAAAATAAAACATTTAATGGCAAGAAAGTGAATTTTGTAACAGTGGATTGCGACAAAGATTCTGCTCTAGCTGATAAGTACGATGTATCGGGATATCCAACAGTTAAATTAGATACTGGGTCAGATGTTATTGAATTTAAATCAAAACCGGAAAAAGATGCTCTCTTGCAATTTTTAAATAGTTCTCTTTAGACGATATAATAAACATTGAAAGGCGAAACATTGAAACATCGAAACATTGAAAGATTGAAAGATTACTATGGTTTTCATTATTTATTTATTGAATCGAATTTCGATTAATCTCACGCATCTGTAACGCCTCATATGTTTAAGAGGCATCGTTAATAGGTTCTTCCGACAAGGAGTCGCGATGAGAAACGAATGATTCGTGCAAATCTTCGGCTATTTTTTCACCATATGTAATTAAGTTATTGCGGTGTTCAGACGAATAAGGAACTTGAGTCCACGCATCATATGTAGTAAATACATTCATATCACATACAACCTGAAATGGGATTTTCTCCAACATATCTTCATTATTTATACAATTAAAAATACTTAAACATATTTTCTCTACAAAATCAACAACGCTTGATTCATCGGTAATAATAATATCATTTACATTTGTTGACTGATATTTTTTAACTCCTAGTATTTCCTCTTTTTTACATCCTGTTTCTTCTAAGCAAATATTTACAGCATAGTTGCAAAAAATGCCTCCGTCAATATAACATTTGTTGTCTATAATAACGGGTGTACAAACGATTGGAAAAGCGGTTGTCATACATATAGCGGTAATTAACTCGAGGTCAGGGTGCGTTTTATGTGAAATAGAGATTCTTGTAAAAGTGTTTGCATCGCAAGTTATGAAATTAAACTCTATGCCAGAGAAATCATAAAATTCTTTCATCGTTATATTTGACGACAGTCCTTTTGCTTCGATTAAAATACTATACTTTTTTATAAAAATGGAACGAGGGTTAATTAAACCCTTTTTGTTATATAAATCGAGTATATTTTCTACCCCTATATCTTGGAATAATTTTTCCCATGGTCTTTTAAGTATATATTCGATGATATAATCGTAGTCATATTTCAAAGATATATATACGGCGATTAAAGCTCCAACGGAGGTCGCATAAATAGATTTGATATTATTTATATCCCAGAATTTTTTATCGTGTAAATGTTTTAAAACACCCAATGCGCAAAGACCATATGGTCCTCCACCGCCAATAACTAGATGTTTAATTGTCATTTTAATATAATAATAAATTTTAATTAATATATTAACCCAATAGGATTGATTATATATATTTTTTTCTATTTATGTTTTAGGAGTGACCGATACGTATTATGGACGAATTGTTTAGAAATAGAGAAGATAGTGACAAAATAAAAAAAATAAATTTAGAGGAATTATATGATAAGAAGAAGACGTATGATTTGTCTAAACTCTCGATCTATAATAAGATTTTGAATAGAATTCATGAAAAAATAAAATTAACATCTCGTCAAAAAACAGATACGCAATTTTGTTGGTATATTATTCCTGAAATTATGTTAGGTGTTGCATCTTATGACCGTGTTTCATGTATTAGTTATATTTTAGAGGAGCTTACAAACAATGGTTTTGTTGTTCGGTATACTCATCCCAATTTGATATTTATTTCATGGAAGCACTATGTACCATCATATGTGAGAAATGAATTTAAAAAAAAGACCGGCATTATCATCGACGAGCACGGCAATCGCGTCGACGAATTAGACGAATATGGTAATCCGTTGCCACCATCTCAGCCGGTGAATAATCCATTAAGCGGAAATACGCTAGATCCATTCAATATGGGGCTGACGCGCAAAATAAATTCTAAAAATACCCCCGACATCGCGAATAAAAAGGAGTTTAAACCCATAAACGACTATAAACCAACCGGCAATTTAATATATGGCAAAGAACTATTCAAAAAAATAGAAGACAAGTTTTCCTAAATATTTGCGGCAATTATTTTGCCGTCAATATTTTTCGCGATTTTCAAGATTTTTTCGGTGAGATGGAGAGTACGACGCGATCATGTTCGGCGAGATGGAGCAGAATAGTCACCTCGCAAGATATTTCGCGCGATGGTCAAAAAAGTGGCAAACCTGTTTGCGAAAAACTACTTTCCTTAAAAACGGACATCAAAAGAATAGCCAACCGAAAACTACACATTTTACCATTTTTTACCCATTTTTTACCCAATTTTATCACTTTTTATATTTTGCAGCATTATGGTCGCCACGTGACCACGTCGCCGCATCGAAACAGAGAGCATAAAGGTAACCCGCGGAAATTGGGAGGGCGGACGCCGAAGAAGTGATGATGTTTCTTTTTTTCAAATCTAAGGCTGGGTTTTCAAAAATGGACATTTATAAATGTCCTTTTTTCAAAACCGGGGGTAGAAATATAAAAAAAACATTGAATTCATCACTCAGAGCATAATGCTCTAAATTGTGTTTTTAAGATTGAAAATTTGTGACGATAA